CGCTAGAACCTGGGCGTAAACGTACCAAAAAGTCAGGCGGATCATAGAGAGAAAGTAAATTTTCCAGCGTTCCAGCACTGGAAATTTGACGACAATGACGAACTAATATGTGTAGGTAAAAGCCACTGGAAGGGCGGAATGATTAAGGGCAAGTTCAGTAAAGATCATGGTCAAATTACAGACACACTAGCCCGTATGTATATCAAACTCTGCGAACGATATGCTACCAGAGGTAACGTTAGAGGTTATACTTACAATGACGAAATGAAGGGTCAAGCAATCCTTCAACTTACACAAATAGGATTACAATTTGATGAAAGCAAAAGTGATAACCCTTTCGCATATTTTACCGCGGCAGTCACGAATTCGTTTGTCCGTGTCATTAATATCGAAAAGAAAATGCAAAACATCCGAGACGATATCTTGCAAGAAAATGGTATGAACCCAAGTTACACCCGTATGATTAATCAAGAATACGATAACGCAATGAAACGAGAGAATACACCGGCCGCAGAAGATTGACACGGCTGTTGTATTTTTGCTATAATAACCAAAAAGGATTATAATGTTTAAAAAAGTTGCGTGTTTTACAGACATACACTTTGGATTAAAATCGAACTCTAGTACACATAATCAGGACTGCGAAGAATTCGTAGATTGGTTTATTGCTGAGGCTAAAAAGGAAGGATGTGATACTGGCATCTTCCTAGGCGATTGGCATCACAATCGAAACAGTCTTAATATGTTGACTATGCACAGTTCAATCCGCTGTTTAGAAAAACTGGGCAAGGCATTTGATCAGTTTTACTTCTTTCCAGGCAATCACGACTTATACTATAAGGATAAGCGTGATGTACACTCAGTTGACTGGGGCAGACATATTCCAGGAGTAACTGTTATCAGCGAAATTACTACCATAGATGATGTTACACTAGTTCCTTGGTTAGTAGGCGATGAGTGGAAAAAGATGGAAAAGTTAAAAAGTCGTTATGTGTTTGGACACTTTGAACTTCCGTTGTTTATGATGAACGCAATGGTGCAGATGCCGGACCACGGTGAGTTACAGGCCAGCAACTTTAAGAACCCTGAATATGTATTCAGCGGGCACTTTCATAAACGCCAAGCAAAAGAAAATATTGTTTACATTGGTAATGCGTTTCCGCACAACTATGCAGATGCTTGGGACGACGACAGAGGCATGATGATTTTAGAACACGGAAAGAAGCCTGTGTATAAAGTTTGGAACGATGCTCCTAAGTTTAAGACTGTAAAACTGAGTCAACTTATTGACGAATCCGAAACACTAATTCTTCCTAAAACATATCTACGTGTAGGTATTGATATTGATATTAGTTTCGAAGAAGCCAGTTTTATTAAAGAAACATTTATGGCTCAGGAAAATATCAGAGAACTTACATTAATTCCTGAGAAGAAAGACGTAGAAATTAACACTAACCTTGATGTCCAACAGTTTGAAAGTGTAGATCAAATTGTTAGTAATCAAATTGCCAGCATACAAAGCGACACATACGATCCTAAAGTATTACTCGCGATTTATAATAACCTATGATTAGAATAAAAGACTTAACAGTTAAAAATTTCATGAGTGTAGGTAATGCTACACAGGCAGTAGATTTTGGTAAAGAACAACTTACCCTCGTCTTAGGCGAGAACTTGGACCAAGGAGGTGACGATTCCGGCTCTCGAAACGGCACGGGTAAGACCACTATCGTAAATGCACTAAGTTATGGGCTTTACGGACAGGCGTTGACTAACATTAAGAAGGATAATCTTATTAACAAGATTAATTCTAAGAATATGTTAGTTACTGTTGAGTTTGAAAAAGACGGACGTTTATACAGAATCGAACGTGGGCGCAAACCTAACATATTAAAATTCTATGTCGACGAGCAAGAACAAGAAAATGCAGATGTAGATGACGAAGGTCAAGGCGATAGTCGAGAAACACAGAAAGATATTGATGAATTACTAGGCATGAGTCATGATATGTTCAAGCACATTGTTGCATTGAACACTTATACTGAGCCATTTCTTAGTATGCGGGCCAACGACCAGCGTGTAATTATTGAACAATTACTAGGTATTACACTTTTAAGTGAAAAAGCAGAAACTCTCAAAGAGCAAGTACGTATTACTAAAGAAGAAATTACACAGGAAAGTGCTAGAATTGATGCTGTAAAGAAAAGCAATGATAAAATTCAAGAAAGCATCGACAGTTTAAAATTAAAACAAGCGGCTTGGCAACGTAGTAAAGATGCAGACATTAGTAAAATACAAAAAGCCATAGATGAGCTGGCTGGCGTGGATATTGATGCAGAAATTGCACAGCATGAAAAGTTAAAAGTATATGACGAACAAGCGGCTAGAATTAAAAGTCTTAACAAAGAAAAGGCTACCTTAGAAACTGCTGTGATGCAGGCTGATAAAACTGTACGAAAGTATCAGAAAGAAGTAGAACGACTAGAACACAAGACTTGTCCTGCGTGTGAACAAGAACTGCACGATCATAAACATGAAGAAATGATTAAAGCGGCAGAGAAAAATCTCGCTGATGCAGATACATACTTGTCCAAGGTAGCGGGAGATCTCGAGTTGATTATAAAGGAACTTGAGTCTATTGGAGACATCAACGGTCGTCCACAGACTTTCTATGACACACTAAACGAAGCCTATAATCATAGGTCTAATTTAGATAGCCTTGCTGTACAATTAAAAAATAAACAAGAAGAACGCGATACTTACCAAGAGCAGATTACTGAATTAGAGAATACTGCACTTCAAGAAGTAGCGTGGGACTCTGTTAACAGTTTAAATCTAATGAAAGAGCATCAAGAGTTTTTATTAAAACTGTTAACTTCAAAAGATTCGTTTATTCGTAAGAAGATTATAGATCAAAATCTTGCTTACTTGAATAACCGTCTGACTTATTACCTTGATAAGGTGGGTCTACCTCACACCGTTGTATTCCAAAATGACCTAACGGTAGAAATAACCCAACTCGGGCAGGACTTAGATTTTGATAACCTGTCACGAGGAGAAAGGAATCGCTTAATCTTAGGATTGTCGTGGGCGTTCCGCGATGTCTGGGAATCATTATACCAGAACATTAATCTCTTATTCATAGATGAACTTATCGATAGCGGTATGGACGCCAATGGCGTTGAAAACTCTCTGGGTGTTTTGAAGAAAATGGGCAGAGAACGTAATAAGAACATCTATCTAATTTCTCATAGGGATGAATTAGTGGGTCGAGTGAACAACGTGCTCAAGGTAATAAAAGAAAACGGGTTCACAAGTTATGCTAACGACATAGAAGTTTATGACTGACGACATCAAAGACGACACTCACGACCAGTTAGTTAAAGCGTTTATCGAATATTCACGCTGGAACGAACGATTTGAACGTTATGGATACTTTGCATCCAGTCAACAGGCTCGCGAATATCTGCGAGACATACGCGATTTATGCACAAAAAGGCGAATGGAAATACAGGCACAGCGGCGATTAAACAAAAAGGCCAAAACGACACAAGATGATTCAGAGTAACTGGTATATATGTGCATGTCGTGGCACTATCAAAATGTATTAGTTGAAGAAATACCCGAAGGCGTTATAGGCTTTGTTTATCTCATCACTAACAACCAATCTGGACAGAAATATATAGGCAAAAAACTAGCACAGTTTAAGCGTACAAAACCACCACTCAAAGGCAAAAAACTCAAAAGACGTAGCACAGTAGAAAGCGATTGGCGCGAATATTGGGGCTCATCTGAGAGATTACAAGCAGACGTCCACGCACTAGGTCCAGAAAAATTCACAAGAGAAATACTTTATTTTTGCAAATCCAAGGCAGAAATGTCTTATCTAGAGGCAAGAGAGCAGTTCGAACGTAGGGTTTTAGAAACTGACGACTACTATAACGGTATTATTAATGTTAGAGTAGGCGGATCAAATATACTAAGACAGCGTTTATTAGAACAAGCACAGGCAAAATCAAACGGTTAATGGCTAGCGCAGGCTAAATTCGTGCGCTCTATACCTGGACCTCGGGTCGCAGGGACGGAATTCTCTTGCCGTTAAGAGTACTCAGCAACTATCCTTAACAGGACGAGGATCGCAAATTGCCGCGGTTTTGCTGTTTTAAGAAGAAAAGGCTCAAGGAGAGGAGAAAAACCTCACGTAAGCAAGTATGATAGCGTATATTTGTTTACCGCCGTTGTGATAAGACGGAGCTCGTGGTACCGGACAACCGCCACTGTAATGCTCTAACGCTGTGTGACATTGTGCAACTCGGATAATGTTTTTAACTTTGCCCTGTGCGGGCGAAGTGTGACTGAACAATCTGGATAATGCTAAAGTGCTTCGCACTTAATAATGCTCTATAATTAAAATAAAACAAATAGTTCGAGCGAAGCGATGAACAGATGAACGCAGTGAATCTTGAAGTATTAGAAAAAGGGTAATCCTGATTTCTTAGTAGTTTCTAAATTCTCTTTGATAATATTCGATATGATTTCACGATCTTCATAGGATAATGCAAATGCGTCATCTATGGTGATGCTACCTCTCATATACCAGCACAATTTAAACAATTCGGTTCTTATGGACTTTGCTTCTTTATCTAGCCCCTCAACTACTCTTAGTGCGTCTTCGAGTGTTAGGCTGAAGAGCTTTACGCGAAAAAATTTGAAGCGTCTAGTCCTATAGGAGTTTCAAATTCAGCAGGAGCACCTTGAGCTTGCTCTTCTGCTGTAGTTTGAATTTTAAACGACGGCATTTGAAACTTAATGCGTTGTTTTTCCAAGTGATCGATGATTTTAGTATAAAATTCTTTGTCAGCATTATCGATAAACTCTTTAATAAATGCTGGATCACTTACTTCGCCTTCAGGCGTAACAACTTTGACTAATCCATTGGCCACTGATCTCATGGTAATTTCAGTTAATGCTTTAAAACTCTTATTAAATTGAGCAATCTTTTGTTCTTCTGTTAGTTCTTGACTGTTAACAATAGTAAAAATTCGTTGTTCTTCTAAACTTTTTAAAGAACTTTTAGTAAATTCTTCATAGGATAATGGACGTAAAAATGCAGTTAATTCATCATTAATTCGAACTTCTGGATCAAATGTAGCATCTAACAGTTTATCTAACGCTAATCGTAGGTCAGTAGTATACGTTTTTGTTTCTGATATGTTTGGAATAGCAATATCTACATCAATTTGTTCGCCATATGTTGCAATACGAATAGCAATTAATATAGCATCAATATCAATACTAGGAATTGCCCAGGCATTTTTAATATTAGGCATACAACTTTGAATAACATCAACAGTACTTTGACCATTTAACAATGCGTCTGGTGTTTTAATAGAAATTTCATCTCTAGCAGTCATAGCATAAACTGGAAACTCCATATTTTGTGTAGGTTCTAACGTGCCTGGTGGATAAAAATTACCAGAACTAGGCAAACGAACATAGAGCTTCGGTTGTCTAAAGTACTTCTTCAACGGGTTTTGCGGTACTGCTACTTGATTTTCCATGTGTTTTTACTCCAACTAAATAATATACTGCTGTGTCATTATATTTATATACGCAGTTTTTGACGGAAAAATTATGTCAGTAAAAGCCATAGTTCCTGGAGTAGGAACAGTTATTGTAGAAAACGCTGCCGAAGACTCGACTCTTAGACAGATACTTGCGGCAATTAATAAAAGCGGAATACCTGCAGGCGGAAAACCTGGTGCCACGCCCGGCGGTGGCGGTGGCGCAGGAGACAATGATGCTCGGGCTGAGCAAATGCGAAAAGGTGCTGAAACTGAAAAAGAATATAAGGCACGAATGAAACTAGCAGGAGATGCTGTATCTCTTGGTGCAGACTCATTTGCTAAAACATTTTCAAATACTACTCCTACAATTAAAGATTTTTCTGGTGTACTGGCACAAATGCCCGGCGCAAACATCAAGGGCGTTAGCGATGTAGTTCAGCAATTTGGCGGAACATTAGAAGATCAAATACAAATTTTTAGAACACTAAGTGGATCTGGTATTGACTTAGGTGATTCATTGTTACAAGCACAACTATCAGCAGGTGAAGCAAGACTTCCTTTAGAAATTTTTGGAAAAACTGTAAAAGAAAACAGCCAATCGCTGGCTATGGCGTTTGGATCTGCCACTGCTGGTGCTACTAAGTTTGCTGAAACACAAGGCAAGTTTATGGCACAGAGCGGTCAAAAATTTGCCGCGCTTGGATTTAGTATGGATGAACTAGCAACATATAATGCTAGTTACATGGAACAACAACAACGCAACGGTCGCTTGTCAAAGATGAGCACTGATGAAATTGTTGCAGGTCAAGAAAAATATAACGAAGAACTAGACAGACTATCAAAGGCAACAGGATTATCTAGACAACAGATAGATGAAGCCAATAAATCATCTCAACGTGATGCTAGAATGAAATTAGCATTAGGCAAATTAGATGCAGACCAACAGGCGGCAGTTAATGCTAAAATTAAACAGTTAGAACAACTAGATCCAACTGGTAAAATGGCCGCAGGCTTTAAAGATATTATTGCTGGCGGTGGTGTTGCTGTAACTGCTGAAGCAAGACAATTTGCATTGACAATGCAAAGTGCAGGCGTTGATGCTAGTAAAATGGGCCGAGAAATTTTTAACGGATCTAAGTCTGCTGTCGACGATATGAACGCTGGATTTAGTAAAGCCGCCAAAGCCAGCGAAAATATCAGCGAAGGCGAAAGAAGAACAGCCGCCGCAATGGCAACTATGGGTCAAATGACTCCAATGTTAGGTAAAGCAGTATTACAAGGCATGGGCGACTCGCAAAAAGCAGCCGCAATGGCCAAGGAAGAACAAGAAAAACGTCTGGCTGCATCTAAGACAGACCCAACAAGAGCAGTAGCAGGTTTAGATCAGACATTAACTAATGTACAAAATTCATTTAAGAAGTCATTTATTGAAAGTGGCGTACTAGATTTAACCGCAACTGGATTAAAATCGGCGGCAAGTGGTGCAGAAGCAGCCGCTGAAAAATTTGCTAAGTTAGATCCAGCCGCAAGAATTCCAGTATTGTTTGGAGCCGCACTAGGTAAAGAGATTGCAGATGCTCTTATTAAGGCTGGTGTAGGTACTGCAATAGGTTATGCTGGTGCAAAAGCCGCTGGCATGGATTATAAAAAATATGAAGAAATGAAAAAAGGTGGCGGTGAACCTAAAGGTGGTGAACCTAAAACTCCTAAAGGAGAACCAGTTAAGCCAGGAGCAGCCGCAGAAGCCGCAGAAGATGTTGCAAAAGCCGGAAAACTAGAAAAAATTGTTTCCACTATAAAGAATCCATGGGCCTGGGCAATAGCAACAACAGCAGGATTAATCATTTATAAAGATGAAGTTGTTGATTTTCTAACTCCAGACTTTTTAAAGACAAAAACAAATGCGGCCGCTAATGCACAAACGGAAAATACTAAAAATACAGTACCTGGTGCAGAAATACCAAAAGCAAATGCACCAAAACCTCCAGAGACAAATGCTGCCGAACCTGTAGCAAAGTTAAATCAAGAAGTTAATGCACTTAAAACGGCATTAAAGGATGTAGATTATTCAAAATTAATGTTCCCAGAGGCAGTGGGTTCAAGTATCGATGCAGGTGTTATTAAATTAAAAAATCTTAGAGAAGAAATTACTACAACAACTAGTGCATTTAAAGATTTGAATAACACTAATTTAGATCAACTGAATAATAACATTAATAAATTAAGCGAAACCATCAAGAGCTCTATGAAGTCTGAGCAAAAAGAAGGAGCACCTGGAAACGTAAAAGTATCCGATGCGTCCAGCAAAGAGATGGTAGACCTGTTAAATCAGTTAAATATGAATATGAGTCAATTAGTCTCACATCAATCAGACGCTGTGGATTATTTGAGCAAGACAGCCAAATACACTAGACAAACTTCAAATAATAGTGCATAATAGGAATTAATAATGAGTTGGAAAAGACATTTCTCTCCAGTAACAACAGGCAACGTTAGCCCGATATCCGGCGCAGGCGGAAAGCCTGGTCCTGCACGATCCAACTATAGTTCCTATCTTCCAGATGTTTACACTGGTAGTCCAAATCGTGTTGAGCGTTATATGCAGTACGACACCATGGATTGGGACAGCGAAGTTAATGCCGCATTGGACATTCTAGCAGAGTTTTGCACACAGAAAAATAAAGAAAACGGTACACCGTTTACATTACAATTTAGAAATCGTGCTACAAATTCTGAAATTAAAATTTTAAAGGAATACCTACAACAGTGGACTAAGTTACAAAAACTTGATACACGTATGTTCCGTATTGCACGTAACTTGTTCAAATACGGCGACGGATTCTTTGTACGCGATCCAGAAACACAAAAATGGTATTACGTTGATCCGGGTAAAGTTGTAAAGATTATTGTTAACGAAAGCGAAGGCAAGAAGCCAGAACAATACGTTATCCGCGACTTAAACATTAATTTACAGGATTTAGTTGTAACACAGATTAATCCTAATACACAAAATCAACAGCCTGGTGGTGCCGCTTATACACAAGGCGGCAGCGGTGCTCGCGGTATGACAGGATCATATCCTCAGCAGTCAGGAACACGTTTTAGCAAAAGTCAAAATGAATTTGCTATTGATGCTAAACACGTTGTACATCTTAGTCTAAGTGAAGGCTTAGACAACAATTATCCTTTTGGTAATTCGCTGTTAGAATCTGTTTTTAAAGTTTACAAACAGAAAGAATTACTGGAAGATGCTATTATTATCTATCGTATTCAACGTGCTCCAGAGCGTAGAATTTTCTACATTGACGTAGGCAATATGCCTAGTCACTTGGCCATGAGCTTTGTTGAAAGAGTTAAAAATGAGATTCATCAAAGACGTATTCCTAGTAGTACAGGCGGTGGCAGTGCTATTGATAGTGCTTACAATCCGTTGTCTATCAATGAAGACTACTTCTTTCCACAGACAGCAGAAGGTCGTGGAAGTAAAGTTGAAACGCTACCGGGCGGTACTAACCTGGGCGAAATCGACGACTTAAAGTATTTTACTAACAAGTTAATGCGAGCTCTACGTATTCCTAGCAGTTACTTGCCTACAGGCGCAGATGACAGTCAAGCGGCATTTAATGATGGACGTGTAGGTACAGCATACATTCAAGAACTACGTTTTAACAAATATTGCGAGCGTTTACAAACGTTAATGATCAGTACATTTGATACAGAATTTAAATTATTCTTGTATAACAAAGGTGTAAACATTGACTTTAGTTTGTTTGATATTCGTTTCCAAAGTCCACAAAACTTTGCCGCATATCGTCAAGCAGAGTTAGACAATCAACGTATCAGTACTTTTGCACAGGTAGTAGCATTGCCATTTATTGCTAAACGGTTTGCACTAAAACGTTTCTTAGGTATGACAGACGAAGACTTAGCAGAAAACGAACGTCTGTGGAAAGAAGAAAGCGGTATGGCCAAGTCTAACGCAATGGATGCCGCAGGAGAATTGCGTACAGCAGGTGTAAGCCCAACGGGCATTGCCGCAGATGCTAGTGCTATGGCAGGAGAAACACCAGCACCCGAAGGTATGGCACCTGAAGCAGGAGCAGAAGGCGGTGCGCCAGCACCAGGTGCCGCTCCCGCGCCAGCCGCTCCACCAGCATAAATAATAATATGATCCTACGCGAACTATTTTATTTTAATCGTGAAACTGCTGAACTAGAGCAGGACGACAAGTACATGGCTAAACGTGATACTGATGTCCTTAATGGTTTAGAAGACACACGCAAGACTCGTTTAACTCTTGGTCAAATCAACGAGTTACGTAGAGCATCCGACCAACACGTCAAAGAAACTCAAGCAGAGCTAGAATTTATCGCTCGAATGTACGCGGCACCTCCACCAGCCGCTTGATAAATTAATACATGAATCACGCCTTTGTGTTAGGCAATGGTCGTAGCCGTATGGCCATTGAACCTAACAGACTAAAAGCTCTTGGCAAATTATACGGCTGTAACGCATTGTACAGGGACTGTGACCCAGATTATCTAGTGGCAGTAGATGCCAAAATGGTATTGGAAATCACAGATAAAGCAGTACACAGGCGTATCCCAGTATGGACTAACGTCAATACAAAACTTAAAAATATCTACGATTTAAACTTTTTTAACCCGTCAAAAGGCTGGAGTAGTGGGCCTACAGCACTATGGCTGGCCAGTACACACGGCTACGATACAATCTATATTCTAGGCTTTGACTATAAAGGAATCAACGATAAACTAAACAACGTTTACTCGGATACTCCTAACTACAGACGCAGTACAGAACCTGCTACATTTCATGGTAACTGGCAACGTCAAACCGAATCTGTTATTAAAGAATTTACTGATACTAAATACATTAGAATTACTGAACCTGGTGCATTAGAGTTCGGGTGGCAGAAATACAAAAATTATAGTACAATGACTTATGATGAGTTTAAGTCTGTGATATTTTATTAAAATTTCGTATTTTGAACCGGTTTGCACCGGTTTTTTTATATACATAGTAAATACATCGACAGCCTTGCGGGTGAATAACCCCATCACATATATAGGAGAACATAAATGACTGATCGCGCAAAGTTCGAGCAGATGCTTGAATATCTAATTAATGAAGACAAACAAAAAGCCGAAGAATTGTTCCACGAACTAGTGGTAGCAAAATCTCGCGAAATTTACGAAAACTTGTTGGACGATGATCTACAATTTGATCAACCAGCAGAAGAAGCATTTGGTTTAGAAGCTCAAGACGAGCCAGCAGCCGATTTACTAAGCGATATCGATGCCGATGAACCAGAAGATGACATGGACGGTGGCGAAGGTGGCGATGAAGAGCCAGCAACTGTAGGCGACCTAGACCTAATGAAACAAGACATTATCGATGCACTAACCGCAGAATTTGAACAAATGATGGGTGGTGACAAAGGTGAAGAAGGCGGCGACGAATTCCCAGCAGGTGGATCAGAAGAAGGTCCAGAAGCACCTGAAGGCGAAGAAGGCGGCGAAGAAGAAGAAACTAAAGAAGACTACGTTGTAGAATACGTAGAAAAAGTAAGTGCTCCAAAGCACGGTGACAACGGTGCTAACACTAAGTCAATCGTAGCCGGTAAGAACGATATGGGTGGCACAGTTGCTAATATCGCTAAAGGCGGCGAAAGCAACAAAGGTGGTACACAAGGTGGTTTAGCAAATCCATCAACAAAGGATTTGAATTCAGGTAACGTTAATGTGCCTGGTTCAAAAAATGCGACAAAACTTAATGCTCAAAGCAAAGGTCATGGCGCAGAGAAGAAAGGCGCAGGCGAAAGCGGCGCTGATACCAAGAGTATCATTGGTAGCAAAGGTTAATTAGGGTCTAATCTAGATGAGTAATTTCTACTTACGTGAGAACCTAACATTCGACCAAGCCCGAATGGTTGTGGAGTCGGATGGCGACGGAGGCAAAAACCTTTATATGAAGGGTATTTGTATCCAGGGCGGCATTCGTAACGCAAATCAGCGTGTGTATCCTGTGAGCGAAATCGGCAGGGCTGTCAAAACACTAAACGACCAGATCACTGGTGGATATTCAGTTCTTGGCGAAGTAGATCATCCAGACGACTTAAAAATTAACCTAGACCGTGTAAGCCATATGATTACAGAAATGTGGATGGATGGCCCAAATGGTTACGGTAAACTTAAGATTCTTCCAACCCCAATGGGACAATTAGTGAAAACTATGTTGGAAAGTGGTGTTAAGTTAGGAGTTAGTTCGCGCGGATCCGGAAACGTCAAAGAAGACGGATCCGGTGAAGTGTCAGATTTCGAGATTATTACAGTTGATGTAGTAGCTCAACCATCAGCCCCGGGTGCGTATCCAACGCCCATTTATGAGCATCTCATGAATAGTAAGGGCGGATATAAGGCACTAAGAATAGCACAAGAAGTACAAGGCGACGCAAAGGCACAGCAATACTTAAAAGAAAGCCTATTAAAAATAATAGGCGGACTCCAATAACAAGGGAGAATCACAATGTTGGATGCACTTAAATCATTATTTGAAAACAACGTGATTTCCGAAGAAATCAAAGCAGACATCGAGTCTGCTTGGAACGCCAGAATCGCTGAAAACCGCGAACAGGCTACTCAACAACTACGCGAAGAATTCGCGCAAAAATACGAACATGACAAACAAGTAATGGTCGACGCAATCAATAACATGATTGAAGATCGTTTATCTGTCGAAATCCAAGAGTTTACAGAAGATCGCGCACAACTAGCAGAGGCGAAAGCCAAGTATGCTGTTGCTATTCGCGAACACTCAAGTAAACTTAACGAGTTTGTATTGACTTCTCTTGCTAGAGAAATTTCTGAACTTCACGAAGATCAGAAAGTAATGTCTGAGAATTTTAGTAAGTTAGAGCAGTTTGTAGTCGAAGCATTGGCTAAGGAAATTGCAGACTTCTATGATGACAAGAAAGACTTGGCAGAAACCAAAGTTAAACTTGTTAAAGAAGCAAAAGAACAATTTGCTCAACTTAAGAGCAAGTTTGTAAAGACTTCAGCAGAATTAGTTGAATCTGTTGTAAAACAAGGTCTTGAGAAAGAGATTACTCAACTTAAAGAAGATATCGACCAAGCTCGTCAAAACGACTTTGGACGTAAGATTTTTGAAGCATTTACAACTGAGTATCAATCTAGTTTGTTGAACGAGAAATCAGAGACAAGCAAGTTACTCAAAGTAATCGCAGAAAAAGAACAAAAACTCGCAGAAGCACAGAGCATTATTTCTGAAAAGCAACAGTTGGTAGAAAGCAAAGAGCAAGAAGTTGCTCGCGCACAAGAAGCCGCTGAACGTAAAGAAGTAATGAGTGAACTTCTAAATCCTCTAAACAAGGACCAAAAAGACATCATGAGCGAGTTACTAGAAAGTGTGCAAACTGCAAAACTACGTACTAGTTTCGACAAGTACTTACCAGCAGTATTGAGTGGTAGCACACCGGAGAAGAAGAAGGCTCTTGTAGAGGCAAAAGAAATCACAGGCAACAAAGAAACCCATAGCATTAGTAGTGCTAATAGCCAGGCCGATGTAATTGACATCCGTCGCCTTGCTGGATTAAAATAAGGAGAATTTAAATGTCAGAACTACTAGAAAGCCGCTGGCAAGAAACTAAAGAGGCACTATTAGAAGGCCTTCAAGGTACCAAGCGTAGCGTAATGGGAGTTACTTTAGAGAATACTCGTAAGTATCTTTCAGAATCTGCGTCAACTGGTGCTACTTCTGCCGGTAACGTCGCAACCCTTAACCGCGTGATCCTTCCAGTGATCCGTCGTGTTATGCCAACAGTTATTGCCAACGAATTAGTTGGTGTACAACCAATGACTGGTCCAGTTGGTCAAATCCATACTCTACGTGTTCGCTACAGCGATACACTAAGTGGTACATATGGTGCTACCGCTGGTGAAGAGGCTCTAAGCCCATTCAAGATTGCAGAAGGTTATTCTGCAAATAACGGATCTGCTACTACAGCCGCCGCAACTGCCGCATTAGAAGGTGTTGCTGGTAAGCGTATGAGCATCCAAATCTTGAAGCAAACAGTTGAAGCCAAGACTCGTAAATTGTCTGCACGTTGGACATTCGAGGCTGCTCAAGATGCACAAGCCCAACAAGGTATTGACATCGAAGCAGAAATCATGGCTGCTCTTGCTCAAGAAATCACTGCTGAAATCGACCAAGAAGTTCTAGGTTCCCTAGCAACTCTTGCAACATCTAACGGTAACAACCAAGCATTTGACCAGGCAACAGTATCTGGTACAGCAACATTCGTTGGTGACGAACACGCCGCTTTGGCAGTTCTAATCAACCGTGCCGCTAACGTTATCGCACAACGTACACGTCGTGGTGCTGGTAACTGGGCCGTTGTTAGCCCATACGCATTAACAATCCTTCAAAGTGCAACAACTTCTGCGTTCGCAAGAACAACAGAAGGTACTTTCGAAGCACCTACAAACACTAAGTTTGTTGGTACATTGAACAATGCTATGAAGATCTATGTTAACACATACGCATCTGACAGCGCATCAGTATTAGTTGGTTACAAAGGTTCTAGCGAATCTGACGCAGCCGCTTTCTACTGCCCATACGTTCCATTGATGAGCTCTGGCGTTGTATTAGACCCAACATCATTCGAACCAGTCGTGTCTTTCATGACTCGTTATGGATATGTTGAGTTGAACAACACAGCATCATCTCTTGGTAACGCGGCTGATTACTTAGGTACAGTTAGTATCTCTAACGCTACATTCCAGTAATCAACACTTAACAAGTGTAACAAGAAAAGGACTCTTCGGAGTCCTTTTTCTTTTGTGGCTAAATACAATGTCTAAATTATATTCGCATTAGCGAACTTATGCAGAATCCCTCTGCGTAGACCTAAAACGTCAACATAAGGAGAAAACAAATGGGACGTCCATTAAAGAAAGATGTATACGGTACTAAAGTTACTCGTTCATTTACTACATCACAAGCAGGTATTTTAGTTCAAGGTTACTTCGGCGGTTCATTAGCCAGTGACTATCAAATTGTTAAACAACGTGGCAAGAGCACATACGTTGTTTTAAAAACATCCGATGATGCATTTACTGAAGCAGAAAGCATCAGTTCTATTACAGGTACTAACTTAAAAGTTGGTAAACTAGTTTCTGGAACACCAGCAGCCAATGGTGAAATTCGTATTTTAGGTTCTACAACTGGTCAAACTCCTGGTACTACTGCTATTGCTAAATTAACTAAGCGCCTTGCTTATGACTTTAGCGGTAACAAGTACAAGTGGTATTTAGATAACGATTCGTCAGCAGACGTATTAGTATTGATTGCAGTTTAATATAAGGGACTTAGGTCCCTTATTAAGGATTACACATGGCAAGAATAGTTAAAGTACAAGACACCGATTATAAGATATCAGTTAATTCTGGCGGAACAATTACGCTGAATACTGGTGATCAAATTGGTACGGTTCTTGTCACCGGTGATTTAACTGTATTAGGTAATACAACATCCATACAAACAGTCAACGTTGAAATAGAAGATAAAATTATTCTATTAAACAGAGGCGAAAGCGGCGCAGGTATTAGTCCAACAGGACTAGGAGAAGCGGGTATTCAAATATCTCGCGGATCAAGACCTGATGTTTTTTTAGTTTTTGATGAATCAAAAAACTGGTTAGATACACAATCTGGTACAACACGTAGCGGACTGTTTGTTGCTAAAAATGAAACTGATGATTTAATTGGAATACAGACTAATTCCATTACTACTGCTGGATATAATTTAAACTTGTTAGGAACAGGAACGGCTGTAGTTAACGTTACTGGCACAGTAAACTATGAAGAACAAGTTTTAGATTATACAGCACCTGGCCTTCCTCCGATTGATCCAGATATTATTCCTAACATTCAAGCAGTTACAGATTATGTAGGTAGTTACTTTACATTAAATCCGCCTTACAAATTACAAGATAGTGCTAAGATTGGCGGCGTAACAGTATTGTATGATTCTTATTTGGAAATTAGTGACTTTGAAGCAGATGGTGGCCCAAGTAATTTAACATTAACTTTAGATAATGTAATTAATGCCGCTTGGTTTGTAGACAGATTTGAAGTACAGAATTTAAAGTTTTATAATGCTACTATTGAAAGTAGATTAAGTAACGAAGATTTAGTTTTACGCAGTGACGGTACAGGTTGCGTAGGTGTCGATGACCATTTTAAATTATACCTACAAACAGAAGATCCAGGAAGCGTAGCCGATGGTGTAAAACTTTATGCTAAGAATGAAGCCCAAGGTGGCACAGGATTGTTCTTTGTAAACTCAGAGAACAAGCAAGATGAATTAATAAGTAAACGTAAAGCAATCGTTTACAGTATGATATTTTAAGGATAGAACATGGCAATCACAAGCAATTTAGTAACTACACTAGGCAGTGCAATTTATACTGCCCCTGGCACTGTTGGTTCTGATGACAGAGAATATGCTGTGACCTGCATGATGTTTTGCAATTATTCAACATCGGATGTTGTTTTAAATCTTTGGTTATTAGCACCTTTACCGGCTACTATTGCTAACACTACTAAAGTTATTCATAACTTAACAATACCAGCAGGTGAAACATTTACATTTGATACAGAAAAAATTGTACTAGGTTCAGAAGAAAGAATTTGGGCAACAGCAGATGCAAATACACGACTAAGTGTATCTCTAACTTCAATGAGAGTAAGTTAATGAAGTTTTTAAAACGTAATCAATTAAACAGTCGTAATGTAAAAGACAATCGTATTGCGGTTGAAATTACAGACGAAGTTAAGTTAGATACTGAAAACGTATTGTTAATTCCCAACGGACCTACTACTAGTCGTCCTGGCGAATCTGGCACAGTAACTAGTCCAGTCGAAGGACATATTCGTTATAACACAACGGACCAAGAATTTGAAGGACGTCAAGGAACTCCAGCGGCATGGCGCAAATTTAGATTTAAAGAACCAGCACTAATTACACAACAAAATCTAGGTAACGGTGACGCTGCCGAAGTTTATTTTGGCCCGTTGGATTCGGGGTATGCTGATTATCCATATCCAGAACTAACAAACCCACAGAACTTATTCGTATTAATTGAAAACGTTTATCAAATTTCTACAACAAACTACACACTAGTAGATGCGCCCGCAAGTACTATTTCTGTAGCAAAGACAGACGGAAACCCAACATTAATTACTTCAGAAGCCACTGACAGTATGATCGGTGCAACTGTATCTGGATCTGGTGTTTCTGGGACTGTAACAGGTGTAAGTCCTGGCGTAAGTTTAACACTAAACACAAATGCTAGCGGATCTGGAACTGTTAGCGTTACTGTAACAAGAGTTGGACGTTTTGTAGAGTTCACAAGTGCTGTTCCTTACGGTAAACCAGTCACTGTCATTCACGGCTTCGACCGTTAATCTCAACACTTTTAATAATTCAGGATCCAATAAATATTATTGGAGACTAATCACATGCCTGTAGATATTGGCCGAATTTCCGGTGGAATGCTTAAAGACAACCTGTTGCGAGACGGTGTTGATCTTTCCTTTGAAACCGATTTAATATACTTCGATGTTGGCACTAGCCGCTTGGGCATTAAAACTAATTCTCCCAACACAGAATTAGAAGTATTAGGTACAACACGCAGTACCAATACACTATCAACAAATTTTACTAATAACGATATTACTGTAGATTTCTCTAGAATTACTACAGCATTAGGATCGTTAAACATTACCGCAGTTAATCGTGTAGTTGCATCTGCTATATCTACAGACGATATTTTTATTAACAATAATATTATTGCCACTACTAGCAGTATTTTATTAGATCAATTAGACGGTGGTCCAGCCAGCGGCGGACAGGATTTCTTCTTAGACTTAGGACTAGCATCTACAACAACATTTGATGATGTTATCGATTTGGGCGATGCCGCCTTGACAGCAAGTTCATCTAATACTAACTTAGAAATTAGACCAAACGGATCAGGCACGTTAGAAGTTTACAACGAGTTTAATATTACTGGTAATTTACACTCTACCGGCGATATTACCTTAGACGGCACGATTACATTTGGTTCAGATCAAAACGATGCTGTAGATTTTAATGCAGACATAGCCAGTAACATTGTTCCAGATACAGATGCATTTTATAGTTTAGGAACATCATCATCTAATAGATGGAACGGCCTGTACACAAATCTAGTCAACGGGCAACAAGTAACTACTAGCAGTTTATCAACTCCTAGTGGAGTTAACTATGCTCTTCGTCCGGGCAAAACATGGTTTGTTGCTGAAAATGGCGATAACTTAAATCAAGGTAATCACGAAAACGCACCGTATGCTACTATTGAAAAAGCATTAAGCGTGGCCACTGCCGGTGACACAATTAAAATATATCCAGGAACTTATGCAGAACTATTACCATTAGTTGTTCCGGCAGGTGTTGCTGTAAGTGGATTAGAATTAAGAAGCGTTACCATTGTTCCAGACACAGCCAGTCAAAGCGAAGACGTATTTCATTTAAATGGTGAAACCACAGTTAATAACTTAACAATCAAAGACTTTTACTATGACAGTATTAACGACAAAGGTTATGCTTTCCGTTTTGCTCCAAATGCGCAGGTAACTAGTCGCAGTCCTTACATTCAAAATGTATCAGTTATAACACAAGGTACAACAACTACAGCCGATGATCCAAGAGGTTTTGCCAGTGGCGATGCGGGTAAAGGTGCCCTAGTAGACGGTAGTGAAACAAACTACTTAACTAAAGAAGCAAGTATGTTGTTCCATGCTGTGACATTTATCACACCTGGTGTAGATGCATTGACAATGACCAACGGTGTGCGTGTTGAATGGTTAAATTCATTTACATATTTTGCTAATAGAGCTCTATATGCTATACAAGGCACAGGTAGATTAACTGAAGATGGTAGCACACTGGCCTATGGTGCAGAAGTTCGTAGTATTGGTTCAGCAAACGTTTACGGAAATTATGGAGCAGTAGCAGACGGTGCAGATACATTAATGTATCTAATTCAGCACAACTTTGCCTATATAGGTACAGGCAAAGATGCTACTAATGATGACACACTAGTTGTACAAACTAACGAAACAGTAGAATTAAACAGCGGTAGAGTTTACTATCAAAGTCAGGATCACAAAGGTACATTCCGTGTAGGCGATCAATTTTATGTCGATTTTGAAAATGGTACAGTTAGTTTTGACGCCAGCGGATTAGCATCAACAGGTGCAACTGGTTTGACTATTACCACGGGCGCAGACGTAACAACAATTACAAAAGATTTTGTTAATACAGGCAATTTAAAAATAGCAGGAAATACAATTGAATCTTTATTTGGCGAAGTAAACATTTTATCAGCCAGCGGAGAAACTAACCTAACTTTAGATGTTAATGTTGCTAAGAATTTAGATATCACCGGAGATTTTAGTCTAGGTGGACAATTAATTTTAGGTAATCAAACAGTAGATACCGTAACATTCAAACAAACATTAAATCAAAATTTTGAACCAGATGTAACAGAAACCTACAACTTAGGTTCAAGTACAAAAGTATGGCGAGATACTTATACATCAGAAGCAAATATTAACGATATTAGAATTAGAGGAAATGTAATAGAAACTACTGTGTCAAACAGTGACTTAGAACTACGTGCTAATTCTGCAGGAATCGTAAACTTAAAAGATTATGCGGCGTTCGACCAAAATCTTACTGTCAGCGGATTAACTACTGTAAAATCTGTAAATGTTATAGGAACTTTAAATCATACCGGTGCAGTAGTACTCGCTGGTGATAAATCTAACACAGGATTTTTAGACATTAGCGGAACATTAACTGTAGGATCTAGCGCATATTTTGACAATGTTCAGATAGTTAATAATAGAATTTTCACCAGTGATTCAAACAGTGATTTAGAACTAAGCGCACACGCTTCCGGCATTATACAAATTCCAGTAGATAATGTTAGCATTACACGAAGTCTTAGCATTTCTGGTGATTATTACACAACAAATATCACAGCCAGCAATAGATATACTGCTGAAGAATTTTATAATGCAGATATCTTAATCAAAGACAACTACATTTCTACAACTACCAGTAACTCAAATTTAGAATTAAGAGGAAACTCTGCAGGCGGAGTATTTTTAGAAACTACAAAATTTACTGGAAGTACTGTTTCTAATGCAGATGACATTGTACTACAGCCCAACACTGGTAAAAATTTAAAATTTGATACTACTGCGGCATTAATAGTTCCAAAAGGTACCACGGCAAATCGCCCAACATTCCAACAAGGTGATGTTAGATTTAATACCACAACTGGAATTTTTGAAGGCTATGGCGCGGCATTTGGCGGAGTATATTCAGCAGATAGACAAACATCTGTAACTGCTGGTTCTAGTGAAGAAATAAACTTTAAAGCAGATAATATCCTAACAATGGATATTACTTCCACAAGATTACGTACTAACGGATTACTAGTAGACAATACATTATTTGATGTTAACACAGTTACTACAACTAACAATGATCTAACATTTGCACCCAATGGAACCGGACTTAATAGAATTGAAAATATTACCCCAGATGGATCTGATATTAGAAACGAGTTAAATTCTGCAATAACACTTGGATCTACAGGGCTAGGATATATTAAATTTACTGGAACTAATGGTCTAGTAATTCCCTACGGAACTACAGCAGAACAACCTTCATCCCCAGAAGTCGGTGAAACTAGATACAACATTGAAGAAAGTGTTGTTGAAGTGTGGACTGGTACAAAATGGGGTAATGCTGGCGGTGAGGGCGAAACTGTTACGCAACAATATATGGAAGACATTTCCTATCTTTGGAACCTAATACTAGGTTAAAAATACAAACGGCTAAATACTACTGATTACAAGGAACGACCAATTTCTTGTATGATTAAACTGTGGTAAACCAGCAAAGAGCCCGCAAGGGATGAGAACTTGGTTAACCGTGAAACACGGGGTTATCAGGAGTGATATATGGCCGTTGGTCGAATTTCCGGTCCGCTCTTAAAGGCCAACCTTCTACGCCAGGGTGTGGATTTAGCCTTTGAGACTGACCTTGTTTACTTAAAAGTTACTGATCCAGACTCCGCCAACCACAGAGTTGGTATAAAGACTAACGACCCTACACATACTTTACACGTAAATGGTACAACTAGAACTACTAACTTACTAGTAGATACTCTAGCAGAAATTGCAGACATTAGCATTTCTGCTACAACAATTTCCACAACACAAGATGTATTATCCTTGCTACCTAGCGGTGCAAGTCCAGTAGTATATCAAGCAAAATTACGTGTTGACGACATTGACATAGAAAACAATGTTATCAGCACAAACAGCACAAACACCAATCTTGAACTACGTCCAAATGGCACAGGCACAGTAGAAGTATTTGCCGACACTAATGTTTACGGAAATATTCATGCTACTGGAAATATCACAGCAGACGGCAATATTACATTAGGTGATGCCAATACAGATAATATTACTTTTGCCGCAGATGTAGCCAGCAACATTGTTCCAGATCAAGACGATACTTACACATTAGGTGAAAGTGGCAAACGTTGGGCAGACGTATGGACTAACAACTTATTTGCTGATGTAATCGATACTGGTGATTTAGTTGTAGATAACATTAACTTAAACCTACGTCAGGGGAACATTTGGTACGTTGCTGTAAACGGCAGTGACAGTTACAGCGGCACACACCAAAACGATCCGTTCTTAACAATCAAACATGCTCTTAGCCAAGCAACTACAGGCGATACTGTTTATGTGTACCCTGGCGATTACGAAGAAATTTTTCCACTAACAGTACCACAGGGCGTTGCGATTGTTGGTGCTAACCTGCGTTCTGTAACAATTCGTCCTACAGCGGCAACACGTCAACAAGACTGTTTCAAGATGAATGGCGAAACTACCATTCAAGACTTTACAATTACAGGTTTTGAGCACGAGCCAATTGGCAACACTGGACACGCATTTACATTTGCTCCAGGTATGACTGTTAGTACACGCAGTCCTTATGTAAAAAATATTACAGTTTTAACCTTTGGTAGTAGTGTAAGACTGGGTACAGCCACAGCAGATGACCCTCGCGGATATGCCGCAGGTGATGCAGGTCACGGTGCATTCTTAGACGGTAGCATTGTCAATGCAAACAGCATTGAAGCGGCCATGTTATTCCACGCAGTGACATTTATCACACCAGCGGCTGAAACATTAATTGCTACAAACGGTGCAAGAATTGAATGGTTAAACTCGTTTACATACTTTGCTGATAAAGGTATGTATTTGTACAGCAGTAGCGAAGGATTTGCTGGACAGGGTAGAACAGAAGTTAGAGTTACTGGCAACTCCGGTACATTTGCTGTGGGCAACACACTAAGTTACTATGACACAGACGGAGTTACTGTTCTAGGCTCAGGTACAATCGACGAAGTTGGTACAGACGGTAAAATTTATCTAACAGGTAAAGTTACAGGATTAGAAACACAGTCAGAACGTGGCGGTAAAACTATTACAGCCAATGGAGATGCACAACTTAAAACAGCACAGAAAAAATTTGGAACTGCTAGTCTGTATCTAGACGGTACAGGCGATTATGTAACTGTAAACAGTTTAACTGACTTTGTATTCGATGCAGATTTCGCATTAGAAGGTTGGTTCTATCCAACAAACGTAACTGGCACATTTTCATTGTTTACCATCGGTGGTGAAGCAGCCGACAGATACACCACAATGATTGAAAACGGTACACTAAAAGGAAACTTTTACGGAAGCAGTACTGTTACTTTTGGCGGCACAATATCTATTAACACATGGACACACATCGCATTTACACGAAGTGGTTCAACTATCAGAGCATTTGTCAACGGAACTTTATTAGGAACAACTGATACTGTTGCAGGAGATGTAGGCAATAATGGTTCATTTAGAATAGGTTCTGATGGTAGCGGATCTGCAAATTTTGTTGGATATGTAGACGATGTCCGAGTGAGCAAAGGAACTGCTAGACACACTAGTTCGTTTACTGCTCCTTCTTCTGCACTACCAAACGATTCTTACAGCGTATTGTTAGCGCACTTTGACGGCGCAGATACTTCTACAGTTTTTGTAGACGATGTTCTATTGCCACAGGACATTAGAACTAATGCAGGAGGCACAGCCACAGCATTTAGTCTAGTTGATTATTCAGACTTTGGTGCAGAAGTTCGTAGTATTGGATCTGCCGCAGTTTATGGTAACTATGGTATCTATGGCGACGGACTAGGTGTTGTTGCTTACTTAATTGGACAGAACTTAGCCTATATTGGTGTACTACACAGAACAGATAATGATGTAACGTATGTAGTACAGGCTAACGAAGTTGTTGAACTAAACGGTGCAAAGATTTATTATTCCAGCGTCGACCATAAAGGTGACTTTAGAGTTGGCGACTTATTTTATGTTAACCAGGCCTCTGGTACAGTAGAATTTACCACAACAAGTTTTAACATTAGTTCTTTAACTGGTGTAACATTTACTGATGGCGTAAACACAACTTATATTGATGGTACAGAAGTTAGCACTGGTAATATTAAAATCAGTGGCAACACTATTGAAAGCACTACCGGTGTAGTTAACGTTCTAAGTGCCAACGATGAAATTAATCTACAAAATAATGTAAACATTACTGGTAATTTAGATGTTACTGGTAACGTAACAGTTGGCGGAAATATTACACTAGGTGATCAGCCCACTGACACTATTAGCATTGTTGCCGGTATTACCAGCAATATCACTCCAGGCGTAACAGAAACTTATACACTAGGAACTAACGGACTACAGTGGGCAAATTTATACACTGGTAATTTACACGTTGACAGTATTAATATCGACGGCAATGTAATTAAAACCGTTGACTCAAATGCTGACTTAGAATTACGTGCTAACGGCACAGGAAGAATTTATGTACCTAGTGACAATGTTTTAATTAACAACGACCTAACAGTACTAGGAACATCTACATTAGGTAATACAAATATTACCGGAACAGTTACCTACACTGGTAATATTATTCAAACTGGTAACGTAACACAGACTGGTAACTACAGCGTTTCGGGCACATTAACAGTTGGCAGCGATGCACAATTTCAAAATATTAAAATTGCTGGCAACACAATTAAAACAACACTTTCTAACAGTAATTTAGAATTAAGCGCAGCCGGTACAGGCATTATTACAATGCCATATAACAACGTTTCATTGGGACAGAATTTAACTGTCAGCGGAAACGTCAGTTCAACAAACGCATTGGCCAGTAACAGAGTTACAGCAGAAGAATTTTATACAGGTGACATAATTGTCAAAGACAATTACATTGCCACAACAGTATCCAACAGTAATTTAGAACTACGTGCTAATGGCACAGGCTACATTGTTCTAGAAGAATTTAATGTTAACGCAAACGTTATCAGCAGTAATTCTGCCAGCGACATTGTAATCCAACCAGGAACTAATAAACTAGTAAGCATTAATTCAAATCAAAGTTTAATAATTCCTGTGGGTAACACAGCAGAGCGTCCAACAGCACAGTCTGGTATGATTCGTTTCAATAGCCAGATGGGTCGTTATGAAGGCTATGACGGAGTTAACTGGATTAAACTAAGTGGTGTCGGCGACTTGGATGATACAACACGTATCACAGCAGAACTAACACCTGGCGCAAATGATGATACTATTAGATTTTACAACAATAATGTTGTAACAGCAGATTTAACCAGTGCTAGATTACAAGTGCCACGTGTTGAAGTTGACAACATTATTATTGACGGCAATACAATTAGCAGTACAACAAACACAGACATTATTTTTAATGCCACAGGTACAGGCAGTATCAAACTGGCCAACTTTGCTATTAAAGATAATACTATAACAAACACAGTTTCTGGAGCAATAACAACAATTACTCAGTCCGGAACTGGATATTTTAAAATTGCAGGTACAAATGGTTTCGTAGTTCCAACAGGTATTAGCTCAGAACGTCCAGCATACGCTGTAGTCGGTATGACACGTTACAACTCAGAACTAAAACAGTTAGAAATTTTTAATGGAACTACTTGGGACTCTGCCGCAGGTGCTGGTGGTGGTATTAATGCGGCCACTGCTGAAGATATTGCAATCACCTACGCACTGATATTAGGATAAGAACATGGCAAACTTTTTTAAGAACAAAGTAGTTAACGAAATAGGAACAACTCCTATACAAGTTTTAGAATTTGGACCAAGTACCAGAGGTACAGTCATTGGTTTAAGTCTGGCAAATTTAACAGGCAGTAATATTTTAGCCAGTATTACCGTTACAGACGATGCTAGTACTGTAGGTTATTTTATTAAAGATATTATTATAGCACCAAATTCAAGTTTACGTGTTGTTAACGGTGGCGAAAAATTAATTTTAGCACCAAATAACGCAATTCATATTTCTGCTAGCCAAGAAGCGGCATTAGACTGCATCATGAGTTATGTTGAAATATCATAAGGAATAGATAATGACATACTATATTGGAACACAACCATCAGACCTAGCAGGTGACCTTAGCATACGTTTTTTCTACGGGCTAAGAAGAGATGACAACGGAATGCTTTATTTTATTAAAGTTGACGGTTTAAAAGATGAAGACGATATTACTATCAACAATCCAGGTTTAACAGAAAACGACTTTACGGATTTTCAATACGGTGTTGATTTCTTTGAAGGTAGATTAGAACTCGACCATAGTCGTCCTTACTCAAATTTAGAGTGGGATCAGTATAGATGGGACAGCAGAAGTATGTTTTACTATATCAACGACAACGGCGAATTTGTTGTACGTCTAAACAAAGAATATGTTTATCCAGTCGATTCTATAGTGTGATAAGTACATGAGTTTAATGATAATTTAAGGATTAAAAATGGCGGCAGAATTTAAAATTGGTAGATTAAGATATACCTGGAAAGGACAATGGAACGATGGCGTGTTCTACAACAGAGACGCTGTATCTCAATACGAAGGTAAAACTTACGTATGTAAAGAGCCGCACACATCCTCTAGTAATTTCTACGACGACTTATATTATGTAACAGGCGGTGGCGCAAGCACTCCTCGCTGGGAACTAATGATTGATGGTCGAGCATGGAGAGAAGAATGGACACCGAGCACATTTTATTCAATCGGCAATATCATTAGATTTGGTGGTGTTGTTTATATTTGTACCGAGGCACATACCAGTGGATTAACAACCATTGACCTAACCAAATGGGACACATACGCACAGTTCGATAACTGGAATACTGCTTGGGCTATTTCTACTGTCTATGGTTTTGGAGATATTGTAAAATATGGCGGTATAGTTTATCGTTGCGTTGAAGATCATACATCTGCTGACAATATTACAGACGGCCGCGAAGCAGACAACTACAAATGGGAAGTAGTAAACAATGGTATCGAATACAAAGGTGCTTGGACTGCATCGACAAGATATAAATTAAACGACCTTGTTAAACTAGGAGCAGATGTTTATATTTGTACAGAAGGACATACTTCTACTACTACATTTGATACAACTACATTTAATGTTTGGCTACCAGGTACACAATTTGAAAATGGCTGGACCAGTTCAGCATTGTATCAAAAAGGCGACATTGTTATCTATGGCGGTTACACTTACGTAAGTTTAATCAACAATAACTTAAATATCATTCCTTCAGTTAATGCTGAAGACTCGTCATCTGCTTGGGAACTAATAACCCAAGGTTATAGAATGATGAACGAGTGGAGTTCGGGTGCTCAATATAGAGTCGGTGATGTTGTACGCAGAGGCGGACAATTATTCACAGCCGTGATAGATAGCGCAGGCCAAGATCCAACAAGTTATGCAGTAACTGGTTCTTATGTGGACACAGGAAGTTCTGGAACAACTTTAAAAGTAGTTTCAACGGCTGGCATTACAAAGGGCATGGTTTTAGTTAACCCATCATTTACGCAAGGCCAGACTGTGGTATCTGTAAATGACAGTACAACATTGATTATCAGCGAAGTTCCTAACGGTTCATTGACCAATGGGGACAATATTGACTTTGTAGGTGTCAATTATCTTAAATGGAAGTTGGTTGTTCCATCAGTTAGATGGACTAATTTCTGGACTAACACCACAAATTATATTATCGGCGACTTAGTAATCTGGGAAAACTGCACATATCGTTGTATTAGAAATCATACATCTAGTTCGTTCTTTAGACCTGACCTAGATGTTGCTAACGCATTCTGGGTAGTATATGTAGTTCATGCAAAAGAAAACGCAGGTAATACTCAAGGCGACATTGTTACATTTGACGGAACATCAACTGTTGCTGTTCCAATTATTCCACAAGGCGGTGCTGCCGGAGATACAGAAGATTATCACTTCCACATTTCTAACGGACAACCAAACTGGAAAAAAATGTTTGTTATTCCAGATCTGTACTACGTATCTAACGACGGTGTAGACGATGCAGATCACGGTCAGACATGGGATAAACCTTGGAAAACTATTGCGTATGCTTGTCAACAAGTTGAGAACGGATTTTATTTCCAGAATGCCAATACATTATTAACTGAGAACAAAGATTTCTTAGTTGAAGAAATGTATCAGTGGATGCTATATCAAAAAGCAAATAGTAATTCTCCATTTAGCCCAACATCGGAATTCCAAGAATACTCGACTAGACGAGATGCAGAATTAATTATTGACGCACTTTCTTATGACATTACTAGAGCTAGTAATAGTAGAACAGTAATTGCTACTAAGGCATTCTTTGCTGAAGGTAGCACTACTACTTTCTTTAACACAGAAACAGATGCGGCACAGCCATATATTGTTGCCGCACTTGAACGACTATTAGTTTTGATTGGTTATGTCTATCAAAACTCTAACCCAGATGTTAACTATCAAGTTGAAAATATTGTTTGGGACGCTACAGAAACTTATGTCACTAACGACATTGTCTATTGGAACGAAATATTTTATAAGAGTTTAATTGATGGCAATATCGATAACAATCCAGAAACCGTTGGAAATCAAAATTGGGAAGTAATAGCAGACCCGACAGTACAACAGTATATCAACAATGGATTAACTTTAGAGTCTGGTGCGTATCTTGAAATTACCAGCCTGATGAACATTGTAATCGATGCAATACAAAATGCCAGCACAGAAAATGTTCCTTTAATTAATCAAGGTCAGACAACTTCTATCATGATTAAAACAGGAACATATTCTGAAGAACTACCGATCATAGTTGCAGATAATACTGCTCTAATCGGTGACGAACTTCGTGGAACTGTGGTACAACCTAAAGTAACTGTTTATACATCAACTTCTAGCTCAAGTAGCTCAACTAATAGATTTACACTGAGATCTATTAAAAATGTCACAGTTAATATGCCTATTCAATTTTCTGCGGCAACAACAAATGATGATTTTGGTGGAGTTACTCTAGGACAAACATATTATGTTAAAGAAATAGTAGGCAGTCAAATTACTATTTCAGAAACAGTAGGAGGTTCAGTAGTTGCACTAACAACTGGCACAGGATTTATGACAGTGTATGCTGGAGACTGTTTGAAAGATATGTTCTATGTACGTAATGCTACAGGCATTCGTAACATGACATTAACAGGTCTAGCAGGATCTTTAACAAGTCCAAACGGCTTTGGCACACGCAGACCAACGGGTGGTGCCTATGTAAGTCTAGATCCAGGTAATGGTCCTGACGATACTAGAACTTGGATTATTCGTCGAAGCCCTTACATTCAAAACGTTACCAACTTTGGTGTCGGTTGCACCGGATTAAAAATCGATGGAACACTACACAACGGCGGCAATCGTTCAATAACTTGTAATGACTTTACACAAATCATCAGTGATGGTATTGGTGTATGGTGTACTGGTTCTAATTCATTAACTGAGTGCGTGTCAGTATTCGGTTACTACAATTATGCTGGATATTTTGCCGAAGACGGCGGTAGAATCCGTGCTACCAACGGTAACAGCTCATATGGTACATATGGTGTTATTGCTGAAGGTTACGATAATACAGAAGTTCCTATCTCAGGAAAAATTGACAACAGATCTAGCCAAGTACAGGCCAGTGTACAAAGTGCATTTGGTACTAATGCTGAATTATTAGCAATACAATTTAGTAATGCTGGCTCTAACTACGTTGCAGACACAACAAACTTATTACAATACAGTAATAAATTTTCAACTAGTCCATGGACTACAGACGGTAATGTTACTATTCAGAAGAATACAACATCTCCATTTGGACAATCAGATGCATGGACACTGACAGGTGCAACATCTGGTAGCGATTCAAGTTATATCTATCAAAATATTTCTGTATTACCTCCTGGTAAAGTTTACACAGCAGTAGAAACAGTTAATGTGACTGGTTCAGGTAATAGTGCTACATTCGATATTACTGTGGGTGCTACAGGTTACTCAGCAGTAGTCAATGCTGGAGGTAGCGGCTACGTTACTGGTAACGAATTAAGAATTCCAGGTAGCTCGTTGGGCGGCGAAGACGGAACAAATGATTGCTTCTTAACTGTAGCAACTCTATCGGGAAGTTCTATTTTATCCGCCACTGTTTCAGGAGTTGTTCCAACAAACAGCGATTTAAATTACACATTTAGCATCTACGCAAAACAAGGATCATCTGCAACATTTGACATCGCCGCAATATACAGTGGTTCATCAACAGTATATTCTTATTTAGAATTTACATTTAGCACTAAAGGTCTTGCAGTATCTACAGCATCTGGCGGCGCAGTTCCAGTTTCATACGGTAAACTAGAGTTAACTGAAGGTTGGTATAGAATATGGATGACTGTGTACGACAATGTTGGATTGAATAATAATCTTCAATTTAGAATTTATCCAAGAGGTCGAGCAGGTCTAAGCGGAAATACACGCTTCTACGGAGCACAAGTTCAGATTAATTCTGATCCTACGTTCTACCTTGAGACAGAGAATGATCAATATACTGCCTATGCAAATTATTCTATAGTAGGTGCAGGTACTAATGCTCGCTTAATTGGAGACGAAATTAGATCCAACGCAGTATTCCAGGCACGTATTACAGATACAGGTAGTGCAGTTGGCGGAAGAAATTACTTAGTGTCATCTAATAATGCTCAAGCAGGAGACGAAGAAACTATTACTTTAGCAGGATCAGATACAAAAACTGCAAGTAACTACATTGGTATGAGAGTGTTCCTTAACAGCGGAACAGGAGCAGGACAATACGGATATATTTCGTCATATGACGAGGGCACTAAAGTAGCACAGATTCTTAAAGAATCTTTTGAACCGTTGAACATTATTTCTACAAATAACAGTACAGGAATACTTACTTTAGACGGAGACTATACCACAGATACATTGTATTTGAATCAACCAGTACAATTTATTCCTACATATTACAGTACCACTGTAACTAATACTTCTGTTGATTTCGTCAACGTTGTTGAAACAATTGGCGGATCAACTAATACGTTAACGTTGGCTAGTACTGCAAAATTAAGTGTTAATATGCAAGTTAAGTTTGGCGGCGCAGTTTTTGGCGGCGTTACCGACTCTTACACTTATTACATTAAAGAAATTATCGATGGTACGACAATAACTATCAGTACTGAACCTTTTGGAACAGCATGGCTGTTAAATTCTGACACAGGTGCAATGACTATGTCGTTCCCAGGTTATAACAGTTATGTATTAGGTCAAACTAATGATATGAAAATTAACATGCCTGTTCAGTTTACTGGAACCTCAATAGGAGACATTGCAGTAGGTACAACATATTATGTTAATGATGTTATTTCAGCATCCAAATTTACAATATCGACAACATTAGTAAGTATAACTGCCACAGCAACTACTGCGGCTACAAATTACATTACAACATCTTCAACAGCATCGCTAGTGCCATTAAATCCAATAGAATTTACAGGCGTTGTGTTTGGAGGAATTGTTGCTGGAACAAAGTATTATGTTAATAAGATTGTTAACTCTTCAACATTTACAGTTACAGATACAGTTATTTCTGTAACTGTAACAGAAACAGAAACTTTAACAAACTTAATTACTGTTGACTCAACAGCAGGATTTGTTGCAAACAATCCAATTAAGTTTACAGGAAATACATTTGGCGGTATTGTCAACGAAACAACATATTATATTCTAGCCGTTAATGATGCAACAACATTTACAATTAGTTCTTCTCCTGGAGGTAGTGCGCTAAACCTTTCAACTGCTACCGGAGAAGTATTGGGTAAAACAACAGCGGCAGCATTTACATTGTCTACAGCATCAGGATCGATGACAGGAACAACTACAAATGCAAAATCGACACTAACCATTGGTTACGGTTCGATGAACGGTACATATTCGACTAATTTGTTTGGAGATGTATCTGCTGGAACAACATATTATGTCAAGACGATCGATAGTACTTCAACATTTACAGTCAGCGGTACACCTGGCGGCACTGCAAGTACATTAAAAACAGATACCGGATCTATGAACATTGCGGCAGTAGGTTGGGATCATATGAATCCAGGAACTACTATAGAAGCGTTATTAGATAATTCAACCGTTTACTATGTTGAACCAAGAGTTACAATATCTGCTCCTAGTTTGACACAAACAGCATCGACAACTAATACATTGGCTCCGGGCACTAGTTGGATAGGATTAGCCTATGGCGATGGCACATTTATTGCTCTACCAAGTGGTAATGCTATTGCTGGAAAATCGACAGACGGTGGCGCAACCTGGGACGCAATACCTTTGCCAAGTCCAAAAACTTGGACAGATATTGCCTACGGTAACAATCGCTGGGTTGTAATTTCCAGCGGTGGCGCCCTTGGAGATCCAGGTTCAGTTGCACTATATTCTATTAACAACGGAGAAGGTTGGAGAACAACTACATTGCCTTCGTTGACTACTTGGAGTAAAGTTGCGTACGGCAACGGAAAATTTGTCGCTATAGCCGCTGAAACTACTAGCTCTGCATACAGTTCAAACTATGGCGGTACATGGTCTAGCGGTACAGGACTAGTTGCAAGAAGTTGGACTGGACTAACGTTTGGTAACGGAAAATTTGTTGCAGTATCCGATGGAACTACCTATACAGGTGTTACATCGTCTACTACTTCAGGCGGTGGATCTGGGGCAACATTTAATGTAACCGCTAGAAGCAGTGGCTATACAGTAACAGTTAATAGTGGTGGTTCTAGTTATACAACATCTAGTATAGTTAGTGTTTTAGGTACAGCAGTTGGCGGAGCAACCACAGCAAACGATATTACAATTACTGTAACAGGCGTAGCGGCTATTGGCGGCGCTATTACATCATTTACTGTTTCAGGAACTGCTAGTTCAACAGTAAGTACTACTGCATCTTACAGTTCAAACGGAACAAGTTGGTCATCAGCAACATTACCTAGCTCTACAACATGGAGCGACGTTGCTTATGGTAATGGCTTGTTTGTTGCAGTTTCTAGCAGTAGTGCTAAACCTGCTTACAGTAGAGATGGTATAACATGGACACAATCTCCATATACTATCTCAGGTGTAAACAAAATTGAATATGGTCAGGGTGTATTTTTAGCTCTATCTAGCACTGCTGGAGTTGCATATACATCAGAAGACGGCTACGCATGGACAGAACGCACAGTATCGGATGACGGATATGGTGCTATTAAATTTGCGTTTGTAGGCACAAACAACGACCAAGGAAAATTTGTTACAGTGGCGGCTCAAACTGTTGGTAGTATTATTGAAACAGGTTGCAGAACTAAAGGTCGTGCAGTTATTACTTCAGGAACTATTACATCTATTAGTTTATGGGAGCCAGGGTCAGGTTATACCAGTACTCCATTATTAACTTTTAGAGATCCAAACGTTACTGTGTCTGCAACTACTTCATTAAGAATTAGCAACGGTACACTAGGAAATCCAACTTTTGTAAACAGAGGACAAGATTATAATACTAACTCTACAATTATTACAATTAATGGCAGTGGCTATGCTGATACATTCCAAACCGGATTAACATTAATAGTTAAGAATTTATCTAAACTACCTGCTCCTGGTGATAACTTGGTTATTTCAGGAAACAGTAAAATTTATAAAGTAACAAATGCTACCCCTGTGTATGGAACAACAGCACCAAATATTGAAGCAAATATTGAAATTTCTCCAGATATGACCGTGGAATTAAGTCCAGCACACGAAGCAAATATTATTATTAGAACAAAATACAGCCAGGCAAGATTAACAGGACACGATTTCTTAAATGTGGGCTACGGAAACGCTATTCAAAGTAACTATCCTAACCTACCAGAAGATACAGTTCTTGCTCCACAGGATCAGGCAGTTGAAGTTAACTTTGGTCGTGTGTTCTATACTAGTACTGACCAAGACGGTAACTTTAAAGTTGGTGATTTGTTTGGTGTTGAACAAGCAACTGGTATTGTTACTTTAAGTGCTACACAATTCGGACTAACAGGTCTAGAAACACTATCACTGGGCGGTATTGCAGTTGGTGGATCAAGTGTGGTTATTAGACAGTTTAGCACAGACGAAACATTTATTGCTAACAGTAATAATATTATTCCAACACAGAGAGCAATTAAGGCATACTTAACTGGACGTTTGAGTCAAGGTGGTGCTAATACATTTACTGGACAGTTGATTGCTGGTACAGTTTTAGTAGGTGGCGCAGACAGAATTGCCAGCACTATTCCGGAAGGCTTAACAGGCGCAGTGGTTAATATGCCAACAAAGGTAACAGTTGACGGACAATTTGGCGGGTGGGACGGTGACGGTATGGCGTATTCTTACTTTGTTAACACATGGAACCGCCCAGGAGCAATATAAAATCCCATTTTTTGGGTTTAGATAAATACTATCAGAGGATGATATAAAATGGCAGAATTTAGATTAGGTAGAATTAAATTTGTTTGGAAAGGTGATTGGACACCAAGTACTTCTTACGTAGTTGACGACGTAGTCAACATCGGTGGTAAGAGTTATATTTGTGTTATAAATCATACTTCAGCAAGTTTATTTGTCACTGATAGTGACGCAAATCCACCAAAATGGAATCTAGTCAGTGACGGTACTAGTTGGCAGGGCGACTGGGACGTTTCTACTTATTATAATAAAGGCGACCAAGTTAAGTACGGCGGCTTAGTTTATATTTGTTTAACTTCTCATACATCTGCGGCAACCACAACACTGGGCTTAGAAGCAGATCAAAGCAAGTGGGAAGCATTTGCAGAAT